GGTCAGGGTCTTCCCATGTGTTTTCGAGCCGTAGGTTTCGAAAAGGGTTGGTGAGCCACACGGCTATGTTGATTATCGTAACAGTGTCCTATCCGTTTATGGTTTTTATGAATCTAGGCGGTGCTATGGATGCTTTTATTTTCGCCATGTTATCAGCGTACGGGGCTAGTATTCTTGCTAGCTTATCGGCTCTAGGGGTGGAAATCCCCTTTATTGACAGATTTGTCAAGAAAAATATTGATAAGGAAAAATTTAATCTCATCGAGGAGGAAGAAAAAGATGATTAATTTTAAACTACGTTTGCAAAACAAAGCTACTTTGGTAGCTCTTATCTCAGCAGTATTTTTGATGTTGCAACAATTCGGGCTTGAAATCCCCCATAATATCCAAGAGGGTGTCAATACTTTCGTTGTGATCTTGGTAATCTTGGGTATCGTTACAGACCCAACTACCAAGGGTGTTGCTGACAGTGAGCGTGCATTAAACTATAACCAACCTCGTGAGGACTAGCTTATGGCTAAGCTCATGACCTCTATCAACCAAATCGAGGGAGGGGATGTTCTCAAATCTGGGGACACCACTTCCGTGTTTGGTTTTGAAATTCTAGGGTACGATGGTAAACGCATGGAGCTGTCCGGCACTGGTAAGCTAACGTTGTCAAACGACGAAACGGTGGCACTTTATCAAGATGTTACCGTTGAAAATGGGGTGTTCTCATTCTCAATGGGCAGTGTAGTAGCTACTGGCACTTACTACCTCGAAGTTAAACTGAATGGACATATTTTTCCATCTAACAACTTCAAAGTAAAAGTGAAGAACTCGTTAAATGCGGACAGTGCTATTCCATCGGACAAGAGCCCTAAACTAAAACTACTAGCGGATGAATTGCGAGATTCTGGTTTAATCACTGGTGGAGAAACCACGGAAGACCTCGTAAATATCTACAATCTAGCCAAAATTTGAAAGGAAACATAAATGAGTAAATTACATGATTTTGCCCAAGCGGTCGGAGCAGATATCAAAGAAATCAAGGCATCTATTGCCAATAAGACCGTTGGTGTCAGTGAGGAACGTTTGACGCAAGCAATCAACCAAGCTAAGACTGAAATCATCGGTAATGCACCGGAAGAGCTTGATACGCTCAAAGAAATCGCTGATAAAATCACCGCTGCTGGTGGCAATACAGATAGCGGTATCATCTCGAAAATGACCGAATTGGGAACTCGTCTCGACACAATCGAGCAAGAAGACCTTGTGAGTGTTTATAATACTGCTAAAAACACCCTCTAAGGAGGTTGAATTATGAGCAATTTAAGCAAGGCCATTGAAGCCATTGGCCGCGATATCGGTGAAATTAAAGGGAAACAATCTTCATCCTTGTCTATCAGTCAAGCGTATGGGTTATTTCCAACATATAACAACTTTTTCCTACAGGTTTTAGAGCAAAATAAATTTGCGGAAGACCCACTTGTAACAAAATCTCAATTACCAACAAGCGAAATTGACGCTTTAAAACAGAAAGTTGCTGATTTGGAAAGAATGCTTTCGGAAATTAAACAAGCTATTCAAAAATAATTTGAGAAAGGAGAAATATGACATCTAAAACACAGTTATTAAACACGCTTGAAAGCCTAGTCAATCAACGTGTAACCGTGCCCACTAACCCTTATGGTGGGCAATGTGTGGCTTTGATTGACAATGTTTTGCAATATCAAGGCTTGTTTAATCTCGATTTCAGCTATTTAAACGCCATTGATGGCTTAAGTAGAGCAGAAAGTCAAGGACTTAAAGTTACACGTTTCAATGGTGCGAACAATCCACCAGTAGGGAGCGTTTGGGTGACTAACTGCTTGCCATATCATCAATTCGGGCATATTGGTTTTGTGGTCGCAGAAAACCCAGACGGTACAGTAACCACAATCGAGCAAAATATTGACGGCAACGGTGATGCCCTCTATAATGGCGGGTGGACTCGCAAGGTTACTAGAAATCTTGATAGCGCTGGTAATTTTAGCTATGTTGACTGGTCAGCACCAAGTCAGCAAATGGTTGGATGGTTTGAATTGCCATTCGATGGTATGACTGAAAACACCTATTTTATCGACGTATCAGCGTATCAACCGGGAGACTTGACTGGTATCTGTCAAGCGTCCGGCACTAATAACACTGTTATTAAAGTGACCGAGGGCGTGGGTTGGGTTAGCTCAGTAGCTACTCAACAAACCAACACAAGTAATTGTATTGGTTACTATCACTTCGCCCGTTTCGGTGGAGATGTAGCAACAGCACAAGCTGAAGCTAATTATTTCATCAGTAATCTGCCATCACACCCACGCTATTTGGTTTGTGATTATGAAGACGGCGCTAGTGGTGATAAACAAGCGAACACTAATGCAGTCCTAGCGTTTATGGATGTTTGTAAGTCAAACGGCTTTGAGCCTATCTACTATAGTTACAAGCCGTATACACTAGCTAATGTCTATGTAGATCAAATCACTGCACGCTATCCAAATAGCCTATGGATTGCAGCGTACCCAGATTACGAGGTACGCCCAGAGCCATATTGGGGTGTGTATCCAAACATGGAACATACCCGCTGGTGGCAGTTTACATCAACGGGCCTAGCTGGTGGATTAGATAAGAATGTTGTTATCATCAATGACGGTGATAGTTTAGTAAATAAGAAAGAGGAAGAAGATATTATGAATTTTGTAGTACGTAGTGAAAGCGGTTCTCAAGGTTATGTTGGTGTTGTGAATGGTCGTGTGTTTGGCATTGGCTCAATGGGTACAGTAGATGCTCTACGTTCAGCAGGAGCTAAACACTTGACTTTGCCGGATGCTGATTTTGACCGTTTCTTGAATAGTCAATCAAACGACACACAAGCGGTAGCCAAAGCAGTATCTGAAGCTAGTGCATCGGTTGTTAAAGCGATTGAAGAACGTGCAGCAGCAACACAAGGTCAAACTGGTGTATAATTAAATAAAAGAACCACGAAAACTATAAAATAAAAAGGAGTATATCACCTCCCGACAGACCACAGTTCGGACATCATGGTGGTAGTGGTCGAAGCCTCAGCATTGTGCTGGGGCTTTTTTTGTGTTATAATAGTATTGGTTTTGAGAATAGCCTTCATAGGTAGACGCCGTCCTGTTATGGGCGGTTTTTTTTATTTTGCAAAAAATCTAAATTTCTTTATCAAAAGTGTTGACAAACTATCATGTATGATATATAATATACATGTAAGATAAAGAAAGGGAGTAAGAACCATGAAAAAAGAACTTATGAAAAACGCTTGGGAAATCGCAAAAGAAGCTGCTAAAAAATTCGGTGGCAAAGCTATCGAATACATTGCAGGGGCTATGAAAATGGCTTGGGCTGTTGCTAAAGCTGGAAACACTAGCGTCGCTAAATTCCAAGCAGTAGAAGCTAAAATGCGCAAAGCTGGCAAACACTCAATGATTCAAGTCCTCGATTTCGCTAAAGAAGTTAAGTTCAACGAAGTAATGCACAAAGTAGGTGCTTATTACGGCATCGAAGTGGTAGCTGACGGTTCTAACATCGGTACTTACTACATTTCTGAAAAAGTCTGGGAAGTAGCATAAGGAGAAATAAAAATGGAAATCAATAACGACATCAAAGAGTTAATTTTGGAATATGCCGGAAGATACTTCCGATTCGAGAATGACTTCTATAAATTGCCAAACATAAAATTCACTGATGCAAATTGGCAAAAATTCAAGAACGGCGATACCTCCATCGAAAAGATGGGGGCGGCAAGAGTTAATGCCATGCTCGACTGCCTATTCGATGATTTCGAGCTTGCGATGATTGGCAAGGCTCAAACCGATTACTACATCGACAATTCACTGAAAATGAATATGCCGTTTCACGTCTACTATGATCAGTTCAAAAAACAGCAGCTTCTAAAATGGATTAAGAATAGTCGTGAAGACATCATTGGCGGTGCTGGTAGAATGTACACAGCAAGCGGAAACTGGATTTCTAGTGCTTATTTAGAAATTGCATTAGAATCTAGCTCTCTTGGTGGCTGTGGATACATGCTTCAAATGAGATTCAAAGACTATTCACGAAGCCAAGAGCCGATACCAGCAGGCCGCCAAAATCGTCTTGAATGGATTGAAAAAAACTTGGAGAATATTCGATAAAAGACTAGGATTATCCTAGCTTTTTTGTGTATCCTTGGTATAACATTAGACATTTAATTCAAATAAAGGTACACTATATATGGACTTTAACGTTCAATGTTTTTGTTTTTTTCATGCCGCTTGGTAGTTTGCGCTGCCAAGTCTTTTTGTCCACCTTTCTGTCCACCTTTTTCAAAAAACTACGAAAATAAATAAAAATAAAAACTATAAAAACCTAGCAAAATCAAGTATTTATAGTTTTCATTTATTTTTATATTCTACATCTTTTCGTTGGCAGGGGACATTTTTAAGCCTTTAACCATGTGGTTTTTAAGCGTTTTGTCCACATTTTTTATCTTTTTATCGTTATGTTCTTTATGGGCTTGTAACGAAAAGGTTTTAAGCTAGTTTGCTCAAAATTTAAGCTAAATGTATTTGACGCCTATTGAATTATAGGTGTTTTTTTGATAAGCAAAAACCCTAGTCAGGATTAGTCCTAACTAGGGTTCAAAATAGAATACTGGTGATGTTTAGTATTCTGTTATCTCATTAATTGGAATTGGCAGTTGTATCTGTGCTTGATGAAGCTTGTGGGTACTCGTAAGGATTGTTATCAACGTCGTTAACCCACTCATTGCTCTGATCAGTTGAGCTTGCGTGATTGCTTCCTCCACCAGCACCTGCGGCGAAGGCTGTATCGTGACCTCCACCGCCTCCTCCGTTAGTGGCATAGGAGCCATCTTCTGGTCCGCCCCAACCTCGTCCGCCTTCAACAGGCTTGGACTTTTCTTGATTTCCATCTTGATGAGGTGTTTGGTTGTTTGTTTTCTGATTTGGTCCTTGAACTGAAGAAGATGCTTGGTTCTTATTTTCGTCTTTAGCATCCGTCTTATGCTCTTCCGTCGAAGTAGCAGTTGATGATTTAGTGTTCTCTTTTTTATGAGAAGAGCTACTTTTTGATGAAAGGCTGTGAGAGATGTGATGCGTTTTTGCTGCTGGCTTTACAGGTTCTTTTAAATGTTTTGATAAAAAACCGAAGAGAAAGAAGAAAGCTAGCAAAGAGAAGGTGATAATATTATATTTTTTTCTTTTCAAATTTGGCTCCGTTCCTAGTCATAGATGAAGAGTTAAAAATAACAGCAAAAAACCAGGTTTCCCTGGTTCTCATTATTAGCGGCTTACACGACGACGAGCTGCTTTTTTACGGTTTTCTTCGATGAAAGCCAATTTCTTTTCTTCTGGTTCGATAATGGTTTTCTTAACTGCGAAGACAGCACCTGCTACAGTAGCAGCAGTTCCGATAACGCCAGTAGCGACACCTTTAGCGAATGA